TACTTAGCAGCTGTACAAGAGTTGGGTCAATGCCTAAAGCACCAGCAAAGCGCCTGCGTTCAGGCATGGATAGATTCATTCTATTGAAAGCCGCGGTTAACTCATTCATTATCTGAGGCGCATCTTTTACACGTCCATTCATATCACGAACAGAGATACCTAGACGGGAAAAGTCTTCACTACCTTTCTGTGCCGCCTCACCTATCTTCTCAGACAGTGCATCTATACTGGAGTACATTGCATCAGCACTCGATCCAGAAACGGATGCAGCATAGCCAAGGGCCTGTATATCGCCCATTGCTATACGTGTATTTCTGGATAGCTGAATTACCGGATCAATTGACTTAGTGACTCCGGTTGTCCATGACTGAACAGCGGCCAACGATGCAGTGATAGCAGTTGCAAATGCTGCGAGGCCAACAGTCGCAATTCCGAGCTTGCCAGCATAATCACTTAAAGGTGAGCTTGACCCTTGAAAACTAAATCGTGTTACAAGCTCTGTTACTTCTGCCATTACTGCCTCGCCTGCTCAATTTCGTGGCGCTCAACCTGTGAGCATATTGACTCATATTCTAACGCATCTAAAAACTGTTTTGTGTCCCAGCTTAACACCTCATCAAGTGAACCATAGCCGCGTTTACATAACATCATGGCAGCCATATCTTCGTCATCAACATTGGAGAATCTTATATACTCCTGATTGTTGCGGCTAACGGCGATATTTAGCTTGTAAGGCCGCCTTTCATAAAAGGGTAGCTAATCACCGGCAAAGCAATCATGATGAACTTAAAGTAATCTTCTGGATGCTCTTCCCAGTGATCTGTTTTTTTACTCAACGATGAACCATTAACAGTGACGGAATTATTGATAATTGTTTCCACTTGCTCAAACTCTGGAGACTCAATAAACCACAAGTCCTCACGGGCAATATCATGTTGAACATGCGTTAAAAACGTGAATACCTTTCTACGCTCTTTGTGGCGCATCTTGTGGAACTCGTATTTATTGCCGTTAATCTCAGCACTGCCATCATCGTAGCAGCGCTTGATTAGTTCCGATTGTTCTTTTTCAATTCCTTGTTTCTTTGTCATTATAGATTCCTGCGAACATTACGGAAACGGATTGTGTACTGACGACCAGCGTTCCCGTCTGTGTTGTTTTTGGTGTCAGTCGGTTGCGTGGTGATTGTTCCTGTTCCTAAAGTCCACGATTCTACCCCTGACACGCCATCTCTAACATAATCCTGCTTTACAGAGCCATTAATAACAACGATTCCGTCTGAGTTTATGACTTTCTGATAGAACCTATCAGCAGCACCCATTCTTTGAGTGTTTACTTGCAAATCGTAAACATCAGCATTGGTTCGCTTATTTATCGTTACGCCGCCACCATTACTGTCAATCTGTGACGAGTGAGGGTTTACCGGAGTTAATACCATTACATCCCCAGCAATCAAGTCTGTCATGACTTCACCATTCTGAATCAATGTGGCTTCGTCATTTTCAATTATAGCCATTTCACAGCCCCTTATAGATTGAAGTTAATAATGATATCGGCTCTATGAATAGCGCCAGCGTTTTTAACCGCACCCTGCAATACAGGAGATATACGTGCTTCTCGTTCCGACTGAGGCTGCTCAGACAACGGTTGACCTAACCAGTAAAACCCATTTTCCTCAATATTGCGGTTAAACGTTTCTTGATCACCAAAGAAGTCAGGGCTGGTCCATGTGCCAGGAGCGAACACGCCAGCTTTAACAAATCCTCTTGTCGTCTTTTCGCACTGATCAATCAGCGTGTTTACACCAGGTCTTGTTTGCGCAATCTTAGTAGCCGTTCCACCAAGTACGTTAAATACATCAGTTTGAACTGCATCAACATAAGCAATTAAATTATATGGATTGTCAGTGAAATCATTTGCACCACTGGTCAGAAGCTTTGGCACGTCTTTGAATGTGGTATAGATATCCAATCCAACGCGCTGCGCTTTGGTAATTTCTGTCTCACTGTATTCTTCTGCGGGAACTGATAACTCTTTCAAGTTCATGGTTAAAGCAGAATTCTCAGCACTGAAATTAACCACATGCATTCTAGCCATGTATGAAGCGGCCATCTTACGGTTAGCCATCTTGCTATACATCATGCGGTATGTGTTATTACCGGCTAGTTTGATTTGCCATACAGGGTTGGTCACTGATACTTCAAGATTTGATGCGCTATTGAACACATCGTACATCATGACGTCATTAGCTTTAGACCATGCAGCAAGCGATATAGCCTCAGCATCGGTAGGTTTAGAGATAAACATTGCACCTTTAAAGTTAACCAATGCTTTTAATGCAGTGATTGCTTCAAGTTTTGTTTCAGCAGTCAGTGTATCGGCAGCGGCACCTTGAATAAGCGCATTACCTGAACCCTCAGATAGTGATAGCAGGTTTCCGACAAACGTTCCACTAGCAGCCTCTACAGCATAAGTTAGTTCACTGGATGCACCAGTTGTATCGCTTGTAATAACAATGCTTAACCCATCTTCTGACACTGAAGCAGTTGCGCCGGTCAACTTATCATCAATAATACCAGCAACATCGGTTAATGACGTAGCTACCCTAAAATCCATGCCGGTCAATGACTCAGTTGCGATATCCACACCAATATCAAATGAACCGTCTGATATTGTTTGCAGCTGGCTTAATACTGTTTCAGCAACCAATTGAGAGCCAGTTAATGAGGCTGCGCTTGCTGCAACCGTTTCTTCTGCTGCACGCCAGTAACCAATAACAAGAACACCAGCTGCGCCGATTGGGTTAGGGCGGGTATTGAAGAATGAAGTTGCAAAAGTATAAGTGTCGCTGTAAGTGCCAAAGTCGGCGGCCACGGCGCCGATATCTCGATAAATACCGTAACGGTTATTACTGTTTAACGTGCCAGGCTGCGACGTCATAATTGTGACAACGTTCATATTGTCACGGGCAATCGATCTACCCTGCGGCAATAAGGAAACGTTTACTACGTTATTAAGTGATGCCATGTCAAAAACCTCAATTATTGACTAAAAATTCAAACTGCGCAGTATCAATGCGCAACGTTTCTACCGCAATGGCTTCGTTATATTCTACCATTAAAGATAACTGGATGCGCTCCCCGTATTGCTGACCAGTCAACTGCTTTACATCGGTCAGACTTGATACGTGATATACATTGAGTCCGTAACTCTTTCGTAAATCATAAGCCTTTTGGCTGCGCATCATCAATTCAAAATTTACAGCCCGTGAATAAGCGCCATCCGCATAAAAATCAATCAGGCAAGGCGCTCTCCATATTGTGCCGTAATTCATCTGCTCATTATCGCCGTCAAAGTCTTCAAGACTGCTAATCTTTTCTGATGGGCCTAACTGATCGAATACAACGTATTCAGCTTCAAAATCTTTCTGCTCAAAATTGACTCGACCAACTTTAATTAGTGATTCAGGGTAATCTATCAAATCCCTAAAGAACAATCCCAGTCTTTTAGCTGCTGGCTTCACGGGGTAGCCACCAACAATGCGCGTTTGGTTTCTTCACCTATAACCTCACTAAATCCGTATAACTGCCAATTACCGTCAGTGATTATTTTGTAGTCTTTACCTTCGTATTCGATGTATTGCCCTAACTCTATCTGACTAACACTGTGAAAAGTAAGCGGTCTTAATGACCAGTCCAATGATTCAGCGTTTAACTGCTCAGGAGTGGGTGGCTGAACAACAGCGCTTATAGGCTCAACTGTAACCTTCGTTACAGGCTCTAAGTCAACAGTGGTTTCAGTTACGGTCTTAAGAATAACAGGAACAGACCACTCAGCTAGCACATCAGACATATCAGGAATCATTTCTTACTCTCCACAATATGCGTAATTGAATTTCTCAACGTGCCGGTATCAATAAGAACCTGACTACTAACTTTTGCTTTCTTTGTTTCAGCTGTAATATCGGGCCATGTTCCATAGCCTTTATTGGTGAAAGCATCTTTGCTGATATTTACAGCGGTTATACCTATACGACCAAGCGCCACTTTTACAGGCATTCCGTTCTGTACTTTTTTAAACATAGCGTCAATCGTTTTTGCCAAATCCTTTCTTTTTACATTAAAAGGAACTCGCAGAAACGAACGAACAGGATTAGGGCCTAAGCCGTATTCATGAATAGCGCCGACACGGATGACCGTCATTCCGTCACCATAAACCTTGCCGCCGACTTTCTCAGCAGGAAGGCCTACCTTGACTGAGCTTCTTATGGCTTCATTTATTTTTGCTGCATATTCCATTGCATACTTTTTCATATCGTCGGGGCTGCGAACACTCATACGAATATAGCCCCCTGACGTTTACGGGTTAACATTAAATATCTAAGACCATACTTAGTTGTTCTTAGCCAGTCATCACGCATGTTGCTAGATGCGAACCCTTGAGCGTAAGAAACTGAAACACTGCCGACCGATTTTGATTGAGTTGTTTGCACATTTGAGCTGCCCGAACTTGTTTCAATCGTCATCATGTGGGCAAGTAAGTTTAGAATAATTTCAATCCCGCAATCCTCATATACGCCACCATAGTAGCAAGGCCATACATCTTCCAAAATAGGGATATATGTATCTACTACTGAGGTAGAGAACTCAGGAAAGCGGGATTTGAAATCATCTATTAATGCCATTGTTAAGCCTTGACGAAAAAGCCAAACTCAACTGCGCGACTGAATTTCTTTAATGACAATTCACTTGCGCCAGCATTAGTAGCTACTTTTTGACCAGGAGAAACCATCAAGCCGAAAGCTTCTTGCTTTACGTTTGTGTTGTTGATGTATTCTTCTGTGTCAGGCTCTTTATTAAGCTCAGCGTCGATCAGTTCTTCAATCTCAGCAATTGTGGCATCCTTTGGCACTTCAATTCCTAACTCTTCTGCCTCTTTCGTTACTTCCTCTTTTTTAGCCATTACGACCTCCAAAATAAACCCTCCCCGAAGAGAGGGTGAAATGATTAAAGACCCGTTAAAGTACGCGCTGAGTCAGCCTCAATAACATCAAGACCGGCAACACCGAAGTATGATTCAACATAGTATTTAAAACCACGTTGATCAACACTTGAAATGTTAAGCGGTACAGGAATACGCATCTGCATTGCGCGACGGTTAGAAGAAAACGCCACTGTTTTAGATGCAGCTAATAGCCCACCGTTAGCAACGGTATCAGCCTTTGTGGTCATCCCGAATGTAACAGTAGGGAAGTTGGCACGAAGAGCAGCCAATACAGTCATCTCACTACCCGCACTATTAATGATAACGGTAGACGCCGTATTGTAAACGCGAGAAGGCATAACAACGTGGTCTGCCATGTAAGTTTCTACATTTAAAACCTGAGCCCATTGTGCCGTAATTAAACCGGCAATCTCGTCATATAATTCTTGACCGGTTAACGCGCTTGCAACAGCAGCAGCAGCAGCATTATCCCAACCGTAATTAAGCAAGCCTACTGACTTCTGAGTGCCGTCAGTGCGCGTCTGCCCGAAGTAACCTAAGTCGTCAATCTTGCGATTGTATAATTCAGCATGCCCTTCAAAGAATCGTGATGGTAGGTTGATGTTTTCAAGCTCAGCTTGTTTCAATTCAACTTCTGACCAGTCTGATTCTGCTTCCATGGTAAACACAGGAATAGAATCTGATTCACCAGATAAGGTAATTTTGCCGTTGGTTCCAGTATTCGTGCCTGACTCACGGAAACCACCTTCAACAGCAAGCTTTAACTTGCGAATACTTGTAGCATAACCACCTTCGTTATTGACTGTGATGCCCTGATTTAAAAATGTAAGACCCGCATATTCCTGCGTGAAAATCTCGGCGCTTACATGCTCAAGATTACGCGCAAGGATAATACCGCCTGAATCCTTAAAGCTTTTCTTTGCATAACTAGCAGCATCTTCAAACGACTTAATACCGTAAAGAGACTGCACTCGTTTTAAATTCATACCCATGCTAATTACCTCCTTACAGGTACTTGTTAATGCGGACTAACCAAACTTTATCCGCTTTTTGTTCCCAGAAAACAACGTCCCCTGCTGAAACGATAGCAGGCGGACCAGGGTTAACTGCGGCGTTTGTTGCTTTGCCAGCATCTGCTCCGGCTGCATTGATATAGTTAACCGCATCATACTTATATGGGTCTGCTGTATCTGTCACTGTGACAGTGGCAAAACCAAATGTAATAACCTCGGCAACCTGGTCAATTTCTTGACCGCTTGTGCTATAGACACCTGTTCCGATCTCACCAGTTAATTTGCGACGAACGATACCGGCTACTTTTGGCGTAGCTGATGCGTCCATATTGTCGATACTGCCGCTATCATATTTAGCAAATCGACCTTCAACCAAGCCATCTTCAAAAACTTCAAACGCTTCAATCGCATGAGGTTTTGACGCAATCACCTCACCTGCTGGCAAGTCTAGGTTTTCACCTAATACTGTATTATCAAAAGCCATTATTCTTCTCCCAATTCCGATTTAATTCTGCTGGTCAAACCATTGTCAAGCGCACTATCACCAAACTGCGAATAGTCAGAACCTGACTTGCGAAGCAGTTTAAATGCTACTGACAGCTCGTTATCTTCAAATGAATCTGTAGACTGGGTAGCGAGTGCATCACGCATGATTTGATTGGCTGTTTTACCTGAGAAGCTGTAGCTGTCATCAAGGAAGTTACGCGCCTTATTCACTACTTCTGAATAGCGTGCCGTTTCTTTCTTGACTTGTTTAGCTACTGCATCAGCAAAGTTGCGATCAGAGAATTTCGGTTTATCCTCTTCTGGCATATCTTCGTCTGTTGCTGCCATTTCTTGCTCACCCTCTTTCATGTCCTCATCTTCCATTTCAGACTCAGGTACAGCGCCTTGCTCTTGTGCGTAGCTCATCATTTCTTGAAGTGCTGGCACTAAACTGGATAACTTTTCGACTGGGATTTTTCGGATAGCTTCTGGCAGTGCTGTGGCCATTTCCACGACCTGCTCAAGACTAACCTGACCATCCTCGTCTAAAAACGCTTTGTTAAGCTCTTTTTTAGCCATGTTTAACTCCGTGGTAGGTTTACGATCTAGGAAACTGCATAGCGGGCCACAACGACCAGCTTCAACAGCTGCCAAATGGTGAGGTATGATATTAATCTGCTCAAAATCATACCGTGAGTGCGGGATTAAATCCGCATTATATCCAAGCGATAGCTGCCGTTTATCTTTCAATAATAACGCGGCTGAATCACTTAGGGATAACTTGTTTTCAATGGCGATACTTGTTTTAGTGAATTCGTCTTGTGCATCCACCATGCGAGCAGAATTAACCTTACTGCCAGTATCTGGTGGTGGAAGGTCAATTGACACATGCTCATCTGTTAAGGGGATGCCAACCATTAGCGGATGCGCGTTGGCTATAGTAGCAGGAGAACGGTAAACGCTGAATATCTTATCTGACGGCTCCATACCTAACTCAATACCCAGATACTCAATAACGCCGTCACGAACACTGATAGCCGTTTTTTCTTCCGGCGAATAAATAGCGCGGTCTTCAAACTGACGATGTATTACATCAGCTTGTTTTTGGCTATCATCTAACTCTTTCGGCATTAGCGCGAATCCATAAAAGTTTTTATAATCATACTAGCATCACATTGATAAGACAACATCAGGCTAATCATCAGGTAATATCATTCTGTATGTGCATCTGCAATTATATGAAGTCCCCGGTAGAAGTGTATCTCCGTTAGGAAACTTTAATCCTTTAGCCAAATCAAACTCTTTACCATCAGCCCAGTAATGGCTAGGATGCGCATTAGGGTATTTTCCGCCAGGGTTACCCCTTACCCGTTCATCCTGTGCCGTTACCCATACCGCTTTCTCTATTCCTAAGTTTTGCGCCCTTGCTTTACTGGTCAAGCTATTGAATGTAGCAATCTGAGTGCGCGCCACCATCTTAGCGTGATTCTTTCTTTTCTCGGTCATATCATCAAACTGAGACAATATCTCTTCAAGACCTGTTCCCTCAGCCATCATTCGTAGGGTTCCAGCTATCCATTGCTGTAGAGTTTCGTCACGCAGTTTTTGTATCCATTGTGATGTTTCTGCTTGGTAGGCATTAATGGTAAATGTTAATCCTTCGGTAGCCTCAAGCTGCTTCTGGCTAATTCCTACTTTGCTTTCCACATTTTCATAGAACTGCTTTGCGTTTCTTTTGTCAGCCTGCCCGGTGTATTTTTTGCTTATCTTGCTTAATCTGTCATTGCTGAATCGGCGCAATAACTTTCTTTTTGCTTTATCAGCCAGCTTTAGGAATACGTTGGCAAAGTTTCCTGTTTGGGCGTCCGCAAACTTATCAATCGTTGACTTATTCAACTCTAACAATACTTGATTGCGAAAACTCTTTGCCATCTGGTCAATCATATATTGATTAACTTCACCGAACTGCCTTTCCAGTGATTTGAGAGAGTCAGGCGCTTTTACCTGCGTGTTAGGTTTAGCTGTTATTTTGGTTGCCATTCTCAGCACCTAATAACTGTTCCATTGTTAGTGTCGGATCAATATCTTGGTCATCATCGTTATCGCTGAAAAACTCATCGTATGAATCTTTCTCAATAACACCAGAGTTAACCAGATACTTGTTTGAGTCCTCACCCATGACGTAAAGCTTAGCCGCATTTTCAATGGCTTTTGATTGAGACTCCATTTTGTCTTTACTGCTTTGTAGTAAATCATCTTTGAACCACACGCGGCCTCGACCATGCATAGCCATGACTTTGTTTATGTTATCGAGTAGGTAGTCAGACTGTAGATTTTCGATGGTCTGCTGCATAATCTGGCGCTCACCTTCTCCGGTAGCATTCAATCCTCTTGCAGCCTCACCAACAAGCCAAGACAATGGTATTCCGGTTACAAGCGCTAATCGTCTAAGCGTTACTAAGTCGGACTCAGCTATGTTTGTTAATGCTTGTGCGTGTACTTGTATCTCATCTTCAGCATCTACTATACCTGCGCCATATATAGAACGAAGGCTTTCAAGTTGAGTAAAGTAGGTGATTAATGTTGATTCCTGCTTATCGGCAAGTTTTGATTTAAAATCCTTCACTTTATAAAAAAGTGTACTAGACTTTTCAAGCATTGCAGGCACGGCTCTTTGCACAACGCCATCAGATACCAGCTCATTTCTGATTAACTCGAACTCACTGATACCGCCATAGAAGTAATCAGGCGCATCCTGCTCTACAGGCTCGACATATTTAAAATCAACTACCCTTGATGGATGGATGGGAAAACCGCGGACACTGTATCTAGTCGGCTTGAAGTAATTAACACTGTTCAAATTTAAATCTACGGATTGAACGAACACCATATCACCAGAGAAAACGTGATACCTGACCTTAGACCAGTCATTGATATTTCCAAGCGGCTGAGACAAATCCGCCCCTGGCTCATGAATGACAAACAGGGATCGTCCAAAACCTAATTGATATTTTGCTGCTTTTTTGATTAATTGCTGTAATTGTTTTTCGTAGAAGTCTCTATCACCTTCACTCTCAAACATCAACGTATCATTTAAAGCGATACCTATTTTCAATCTTACAATCTTGCTACCCATGCCGGTTCGCCAGATTTGCCTTAATTCATCCCAATCTATGCGCCCACTCTGCATTCTGTTATTGAAGTGCGCGTTACGGCGATTTGCCAGCATATTGTTTAAATTGACAATGCCGTCTGAGAATATTTGTTTAATCATGGCATGGGCCTATATTGATTAATGTTATATAAGTTTTGAGTAATCAATGAATTCTTTCCTCATTATAGGCTCAACCGAATACCTCAATGAATCAATGAAATGATTGAAGTCATCAACCGGCTTATTTGTTGGCTTTCCATCTTTATCTGTTGCCCAACTGTAGTTTTCAAACTCTGTTTTAAATTCTACTAAATGAGAGTTTACCACTATTTCATATTCAAGCAAAAAATCAATTCCCGCCCTGATTGAGTCCTGCCCCTTCATTGCCCCTTCTATTTTCACTTGCTTTGTTGCTATGTAATCAATTGATTTAGGCTCTGCACTATCGGCTATAGTTACTGTTTTATGTGCAAGCATTTTCTTTATTTCGTCTGCTATCTGCTGGTTGCTCATTCCCTTTTCATAGAAACCATCGAACACAAGAATTTTTTTATTTTCTATATCTATATATGATTGATGAAATGCGGTTGGGTGATTGGTATAACCAAAGTCTAAACCCTGAACAACTATTAACCTTTTTAACTCTTCCTGCCTTATTACTCTATAAGTCACATTGTTAAATATAAGGCCTTCTGCCGTACCCCAGTTGCCAAGCGCGTAAATATTGTAATACCTATAATTGGTCTTCTTCTTATTCTCCATAACCATTTTGTATTCATCATCGATGAATTGGTTATCTAGGTATGTTGTTTTTAATGTGAACACCCCACTTATGGGATTGTCAAAAAATATTTCCTTAACCCAATGCTGCTCACTTATAGGGTTAAATGTCAGAGTGATCTGTTTTAGACAGTTGTGATCACCGCGCAACCTTAAATCCAATTGATCAAAATCTTCTTGAGTTAACTCTGTTGCCTCTTCACACCATATTGATGTGACACCCTCAATTGATTTAAGCTTTTCTACGTCATCAAGACCGCTGAATATTATTTGTGATCCGTTTTCTTTGTAGGTTATTGTCTTGTCTGTAAGGTTTACATCAAACTCTTTAGATAGACCCCATTTGCTTATGATATTTCTTATTAACTTGAATACAGAACGCTTTATTGTTCTATCAACCTTCCTAATTACTAGGAAGTTATGATTTACATCTGTTTCTTTTAGGATTCTATACAGGACTTTTCTTGCAACAATATGAGACTTGCCGGAACCAGCTCCACCCCATAGAACTTCATATCTTTTATCGTGCCTGAATATTGGAACAAATGCAGGGCACTTTTCTTTTACATGCTTACGAAATAGAGCAAGGTTTACCATTCATTAGTGCCGTCGTCCGTTACTATGCTCTGCTTGCTTTCTGTCTTATCTGCCAATCCAAGGTCTCTTGATATGATATTAGCATTCAAAAGGTCAGCAGCAGCGCCTTGGAACTTCTGATTATAGATAATACTTTCAACCCTGCTAGTGACCCCGATAAAATCATCCCGCTTTCTGTATAAATCCCATGTGTCATCATCTATATCTAGGAATATACAAAGACCAGAAAGAGTCATTGCTCTCATTTTGGCAACTAGCTCTTGAGTAACTACACCCTGGTAAGCAAAAGCCTTAGACTCAAAAAGTGGGTTATCTTCTACCCATTGGAAATATTCACAGCAAGCATCCCATAATGATTCACTGTCAGAGAATATTTTATCTCTTCCGTGCTTTGTTCTTGCTTTCCAGAATTGATTACCTAAAGGTGCAGCCACTACTTTTCAACTCCAGCAACATTGTTTTTATTCGGCCAATTCTTATCACTTTTAATCTGAAAGAATGTGAATATTGAGAACCAGCCAATTAAAGCAAACAATAATCTTTCTGTAGCCCAGATGTTATGTTCATCTACTCCGGTAACAATCCAGTCAATAGCCCATGAAAGCCATGCGATAGCAGGAATACCAAGTATCAATGCAAGTGTTCCGAATATGAATAGTGCTAATTTTCTCATGACGCAACCTTCGATACGATATAAACACCATACCCCACTAATACCATCACAGCAATACCGATACACTGTGACAGAATAACGGCGCTTTCGTAGTCTAGTAGTTTTCTCATGATTGTTTCTCCTTGTTTGTTGTTTGTTGCAGACCTCCCAGCCTGCCGGAGCTTGTACCCTCTTAGATGCTTCCGAGGTTTGGGCTCTAGGTAGGATCGACATTCACGGCGCTACCTCGTTATTCCGTGAACATCAGGCCGATTAACCGCGCCACCCGGTATTAGTAGTGCGCTATAATAGCTTTTAACTAATCCATGCCATTTCATCCATGCACATTTGGCGTTACGCACTAGGATGATAACTAATTCCTCGCCTTACTTGATTTCTGGCTGCCGTCGGTCGCTGCTGGACTCGCGTCAATCATCATCATACTGCGCCCTCGTTCAAAACCTGAGCCCTCCGAAGAGGGCACAAGCCAACAAGGAAGTCATCGAGAGATGACGGTTTGATGATAGTATTAATGCTTGTTTTTTGTCAATAGGTTTTATTTATTAACTAACCAGCCTGATAAACAACTTGCCATTTTTATATCTTGGTTTTTTATCCCACACAGCGCCAAACTTATCAACCCATCCATACCATCCGAAACCACCTGCAGCATCAAAATGAGCAGAGTTTATATATGCATACCTACACAAGCTAAACTTAACGTCTTTAACTCCTGTAGAAGCAGAATACAAACCTCTGTCAATTGCTTTAACCGCTATCGCATGAACAATCTCGGGTGTTTTATTTATCTGCTTAGAGCATATGCGACCATAAAGCCGTCTAGCCCTTCTTAGTTTCTTGTTTGAGTATTCAAATAATTTCCTTGCTTGCATATTTTATTCCTCGTTGTTTCACCTAATCTCTTTGCCGCTCTTACAGAATACTCAGTGTTAGCACGAAAAATATTAGACATAGAAAATAATGCACTTTTAATAGCCTCTCGCCTCTTCTTCTCAACAGCCCCCATCAGCAGCACCTCAAAAAACTCAGGCTTCTTCTTGTGCCAGTTAATTAGATTCTGCTCTGATGTGTGGGCTAGTTTTGAAAGCTCGGCAAGGCTTTTAAGCCCTGCTTGTTTGCATTGTTGGGATGGGGTCATTATAAGTCCTGCTCCATCTCTTTAGTGATGACTAGGGCATCTTCCAAGTGAACGTTTTTTGCGTCATCTGTATTAACAGGATATCCGTCGCAATCAATAATTTTACGTTCGCCGTTGCAATCAGATACGCCCCATGTTTCACCGTCTAATTCAAACCAGTAGATGGTTGTTGCGTCTTGGAAGTTATGGTCTTTACTAACGTAAGTTGCTTTGCTCATTTTTAGTTCCTCACTGGTGTTTATGTTGTGCGGTTTCCTTAACCGTTGGATATATAATACTAAAACATATTTAACATTGCAAGCATTTTATTAAACTATTTTTCAATTCCCAATAAAAACCGCATCATCCTTTCTGACAAAATTGGTATGGCCCTGCGGCGTTCTGACTAAATACTCGTGCTTTTCCTCGCGTATGACTTTAAATCGCTTTCCTACATGGTCAACATACCAGGCTCTTAGGGTTGAGCATTTTTGGATTTCTATCATCTAAACATTTTCCTGTATAACCTTATTTTTTTTCTGAATACCTTAATCATTCTTTGCAGGTATTCAATATCAGGCTTTAGTTCTTTATTCATTGTCTCGACTAACTCGACCTTGTCGGAGCCTAAAATATCAATTAAACCTTTTCTGTACTCAACAATGTTACCTGATAACTGTAGATTACACCTTTTGCATTGTTTCCAAATGTTAAGCGTATAGAATCTCAAATGTGGCGCACTTCCTCTACTTCGATAGTGACCTGCATCGAAATAGTTACTTAATCCATTACCAACCTCACCGCACGATAAACATGGTCTTTTTTGATCACGCAACCTGACATATTCATTAACAACCTTCTGTGCATCTTTAATCCAGTCAGAACGAGTTTTAAGGCGTTTTTTCGCTTCGGCAGTATATTTGCGTAACTCTTTTTCTTTTTTTGCCTCTCCGTTAATTCTGGTTAGGTTTATAGCGCACTTGTAAGAGCAAACCTTTTGCGTTGTCATCTTCGGTGTGAATTTTTGACCGCATGATGGGTTTTTGCATTTCTTTTGTTTAACCTCTGGCATCATCTAACCCAATCCAAATCATTGGGAGTCACCAAAGTTAATTGATAAACATCATCCGTTAAGAAGAATTTATCAATTGCATCAAGCCAGCGTGACATTGATTTTACGTTCATATCCTTTGTGCTTATCACTCTTTCCCAGAATTGAGATTGATATCTATGCCTTGCTAAGTCAGGAAGTATCTCGCACGTTTCTTTGTACTGGTCGAACACTAAGCGATAATCTTCATCTTGCTCAATAAGGATTGCCGGCATGTACTTATGCTTGAAAAACAGGTTCCATGCTTCTTTTGTTCTTCCCTTGCCTATTCCTGCTAACTGCTTTTCAGCCTGGGTGAACCATACCCAACGTAAACGGTGTTGCGCATCACTTCTACTTTCGTCCTCAGTTTTGATAGTAACGACAAATTTCTCACCGGCGTTAAGCTGCGATATGTAGGCTATGCAGTTGGCGCGTATCTCTGAGTTTATCAAGTGGAATTGTTGATGTTTCATATTATTTCCTTGCCATTGATTAAACACCGTACTTGTTTTTTATCTCTTCACGCCATCTGTGAGCTGCTTTTTTTCTGTTTTCCTTAAGCTCTGGTGACATTTCTATACCGATAACTGATTTTCTTTGTTTGTATGCTTCGGTGTTTTGGCTTAATCCTTGACCATATCCGGTACATAACTTTAAGAACTTAGCCGGTGATGGCGGGTATTCTTCCGGCAAATTATCAAGTCCTTTTTCTATCTGCTCACCACTTAATCCGCTTAACTTCCTTCCCCACATATCAAAGCTTATTCTCAACCTGTCTGATGGTTCTTTTTTCCCGTCAACGATATTGAATCCACCGACCTGATTAACCCACATAGTCCCGTAATAGGATTGCATGGTTGCAAATATTCTTTGAAGCTGTTTTTTTTCTAGCCTATAAATTCTTGATTCCGTCGAACCAGTCGTCGTTGATTTCACCTGTTGTTTTTCTAGGTCTATGCCCTTGCTGATTATCTCCCCTGCCTTTTCCATTATTGCCTCCTATATTTTCCAGCCATTTAACCTTAAATCCACCCCACCCCTCTTCAGCTGCTATAGCTACTGCATCGTTAAAGCTGATACCTGCTTTTTTAGCTTCTCTTTCAACACTGTTGAATGCTGTTTGAGTTGGAGCTAGTTTTTTTTCCTTTCTTGTTTTCAACCAATCTTTAGCTAACTGCTCATCAACACCCATACTCATCAACATAGCAAGCGGAGTATCTGTTTTATTATTATTCTTTACCTTCTTAAGTTCTTTACATTCTTGTCTGTGTACCGCCAGATGTCCGTCAGTTGTACCGTCAGGTGTACTATCTGTTGTACCGCTATCAATTAAACCTAGTTGAAAAGTATCGTAATTACATATACTTATAATGGTTGTCAGGTGTCCTTTCTGCTGTACTATCATTCCGTCATTTTCTAGGTTTTTTAAGAACCTTCTTACTTTTCCTCTCGACCACCTCCAATCCGTTGACAGCGTTAATTCTGAGCGTAATTGATCTCCCCTTTTGTACTTAATAACCTGAGATTTAATCATTGCGCTACCGTCTCTATGAGCAGCATTTAATATTAAATCTACCCACGCTTGACCATAGCTGAACTCACAATCCCAGACCCAATTATTACGTATAGACCTGTCTATTTTTATCCAGCCAGACATAACTTATGCGCCGTAATATTTGTTTAAATCCTCAATAACTTTTAAGGGTATTGTTCTATCTAAACGTTTTACCCTTAATAGATTATGCCGACTTACTTCTGTCTCCCTTTCTAGTTTTGCTAGGTTTGCAGATGCAAGGAAATTCGCTAGCTCATCAATACTGTATCTTAACTTCGTTTCCATTTATATTGCCTTTCTGTTAAAAAATCTTTAAACGGTATTGCAATAATATTACTTGTCGTTATATAATGCAACTGTAATTTTTAATAAACAAGGAAAAGAGGTGGGTTATGAATAACGGTGATATGCCAGCAATGGCGCAAACGAATAGTGAAAACATATGCAAGCAAACAGGAACTCCAATCCATATGCATATGGGCTTAACAAAGCGTGAGCATTTTGCAGGGCGTGCTATGCAGGGGATTCTTGCAAGTGATACTCAAGTAGTGGTAACTCAGGAAGCATGCGTAAAACTAGCCGTTGAACACGCTGACGCCCTTCTTGCTGAGCTAGAAAAACCTAAAGGCTTAACCGACCTAGAGAGAGAACTGCTTGAGGCTTTGGAAACGGCTAAGAAAATAACTGAGCGTCACGGAATATTGAACACCTTTATTGATGATGCGATTGCAAAAGCCAGAGACCAGTTATGAACACCTCAACCCTAGAAGTAGCTTTTGCCTTGACTCTCTTAATCGGTGTAGCAATTATGGATCAAAAACAATACGACTATTTTAACGAACAACTAGGCTGTGAAAATTCTAAAAGTGCTTTGGCATTTGCTGAGATTTTCGGTAGTAAAAACAAACAGGAAGATAAAGATGACAGAGAAACAAGTAGTAACAACAGAGCAGAATAAACAGGTTTCAGTTACACCTTCAACGGTCTTAATGCAGGCTTATGAAAAAGGTGCAAGCATTGAAAATTTAACTCAATTGCTTGAATTGCAAGAAAGATTTGAGAAACGTGAAGCCGAGAAAGCATTTAACTTGTCATTGGCTGCATTTAAGGCTAACCCGCCAAAGATATTAAAAGACATGCATGTTGGTTACAACACATCAAAAGGCAGGACAGAATACAATCATGCCTCACTTGCAAATGTCGTTTATACAATCAGTGAGGGGTTATCAAAATATGGCTTAAGCGCATCATGGGAGACTATGCAAGACTCAGGGTTAGTTAGGGTTACTTGTATACTTGGTCATGAGTTAGGGCACGAGAAAAGAACAACCCTAAGTGCCTCACCTGATGATTCAGGCGGAAAAAATAATATTCAAGCTATCGGATCAACTGTTTCTTATTTGCAAAGATACACGCTTTTATCAATTACTGGCCTAGCTACGCATGACCAAGATAATGATGCTGTATCTCCACCACCTAAACCAATAAGTGATGAGCAGGCAGCAAATATCAGGGCGCTAATTGATGAGGTTGAAGGCGATATTGATGCGTTGCTGAAATACTTAAAAGTTAATTCAATCGAAGATATACCAGCAGCGGCATATAAAAGCGTTATTGACACCATTGAACGCAAGCGAGTTAAGAAATGAGAATCTTCACACTTGATGAATTTGAGCAGGGTAGCGAAGAGTGGCTAGCTGTTAGGGGTAAGATTCCAACGGCTTCACAATTTCATGCAGTAATGGCAAAGGGGCAAGGGAAGACCAGAAGAACCTATATGCTAAAACTGATAGGCCAAAGAATAACAGGGCAGCCAGCAGAATCATTCTCTAACTATCACACTGATAGAGGTCATGAGCTTGAGCCTGAGGCTTGCTCAATGTATGAATTTCAGTCAGGCAATCAAGTTAATCATGTCGCTTTTATTCTTGGCGATAATGATGCCGGTTGCTCTCCTGATGGGTTGATTGGTGATGATGGGATGCTGGAGATTAAAACAAAGCTTCCACACTTACAGATAGAAACGTTGATTGCTGACGTATTACCAAGTGAGCATAAAGCGCAGGTTCAAGGTTCTCTTTGGGTATCTGGTAGAGAGTGGTGTGACTTTGTGAGTTACTGGCCTAAGTTGCCACCATTCATAAAAAGGGTTTACCGCGACGAAAAGTATATTGATGAGCTAGCCGAATCGGTCAAGTTATTTAACGAAGAAATGAACGAACTTGAACAAAAAATAAGGAGCATGTAATGAGCGAAGTAACAGTAATTGAAATCGAACAAGAAAATGCATTAACAGTTTTTACTGCTGATCAAGGTCTTGACCCATATCTAAAGAAAATTGAGGAGCAGGCGCGATCACTTGTGCCTGACGTAACAACAAAAAAAGGCCGTGATCAAATTGCATCTAATGCTTACAAGGTAAGACAGTCAAAATCAGCATTAGACAAAGTGGGCAAAGCTCTGGTTGATAAACTTAAAGAGCAGCCAAAGCTTGTTGATGCTGAGCGTAAAAGAATGCGTGAATTCTTAGACAAGCTCGCTGATGAGGTAAGAAAGCCTCTTGATGAGTTTGAGAAAAAAGAAGCTGATCGGGTTAAAGCATTGCAAGATCGCGTTTTCTTTTTCTCATCCTGCGTTATTGATAACGGTGAGGAATCAGAAAAGATAAAAGCTGTTATTGAAACTATTGAGCTTGAAAAAGTAGATGAAACATATGATGAGTTTGAAGCAGAGGCTCACAGAGAAAAGGCTGCATGTCTTGAGCGTTTAAAACTATCTCTTGATAAACAGCTTAAATATGAAGCAGAGCAAGCAGAGCTTGAAAAACTAAGAAAAGAAGCTGCTGAACGTGAACAGAAAGAACGTGAAGAACGCATTGCACGAGAAGCGGAAGAGAGAGCTAGAAAACAAGCTGAAGAAGCAGCACAAAAAGAACGCCAAGACGCTATTAATCGTGAGAACGAATTGAAGCTTGCAGCTGAGCGTGCTGAGCGTGAAAAGCTGGAAGCAGAGGAACGTGCGCGCCAATCAGCTATTGAAACCGAGCAAAGAATTAAGCGCGAAGAAGAAGAGCGTATTGCTAGAGAAGCTGCTGAGCAAAAGGCTAGAGAAGAAAACAAAAGACACAAGGCAAAAATTAACAATCAGATTCTAAAGCAGATTGTTAAGTCTGGCATAACCGAGGAGCAGGCAAAAAGCATTATCGCTATGATTGCCAAGGGTGAAGTTCCAAACGTAAGAATCAGTTATTAGGAGAAAGTTATGTCAGTAAATAAGGTAATTCTCGTTGGTATAAATAAAAGCTATTTAGATTTGTATCTTTCAGGATTAAGCATCCCTGAGGTATCAAATGCCACATAAAAATATTTATTAGGAGCATGTAATGAGTGAACAAATAGAACAACCCGAATTCTTCATGGTTTACAAAGATGGCAGCGATAGAAATACGCCTATTTATCGTCACCCTAACTACAACCTGGCACTTGAACAAGCAAAGCGTCTAACGCGCATGCACGGTGCGAAATTCTACGTTCTTTGCCAAGTTGCAACTGTAGAGCTTAACGACTTGAAAGTTTCTGAGTTAGAGATGAATCGGATTCCATTTTAGGAGAGTTAAATGAGTGTAAATAAAGTAATTATCGTTGGTATAAATAAAAGCTATTTAGATTTGTATCTTTCAGGATTAAGCATCCCTGAGGTATCAAATGCCACTGGAATACATAGGTCAACCATAAGACACCGCCTCTATCGTCTTGGCTTGGTTAGAAGTCGTGCAGATGGAGTTAGAGGTGCAGCTAAAAAAGGATTGCTTGGCTCTGGCATGAGAGGTGTAAAACGATCTTTTTCTGATGAGTGGAAGCAAAAAATATCTAAAGCAAAATTAGGTAAAGGTCGTGGATGGACTCTAAAACCAAGCGGTTATATAGAAATAACGATGGGACCAAACAAACACCGGCATCAGCACACAGTAATTATGGAAAGACATATAGGGCGAAAGTTAAATTCTGACGAGGTTGTTCATCATATTGACGGAAATAAGACCAACAATAGCATAGCTAACTTGCAACTAATGACCGCCTCTAAACATGCATCACATCACGCAAGGGAAAGACTTGAAACTAGAGAGAGGGATAGCCTAGGGAGGTTTAAATAATGTCAGTTAATCGCGTAATTCTTGTTGGACGTTTGGGTGCGGATCCTGAGTCAAGGACATTTCCTAACGGAGGAAGTATTTGCAACCTGCGTATTGCAACTTCTGAGTCATGGAAGGATAAAAATACAGGTGAACGTCAGGAACGTACCGAGTGGCATCGTGTTCAGTTATTCGGAAAGATTGGAGAAGTCGCTCAGAAATATTTAAACAAGGGAAGTCAAGTATATCTTGAGGGAAGAATACAAACAAGGAAGTGGCAAAATCAGCAAGGTGAAGATCAGTACACTACTGAAATTATTGCTGATCAGCTTAGAATGCTTGGCAGTAAGAGTGACGCATCTGCTCCTACTAATTCATCCAGTCAGCAACAACAGCCGCAGCCTAATCAACCATCAAGTAGCAATAATGGTCCTGATTATAACGGCGGTGATGACTATTACGACGATGACATACCGTTCTGATGACAACTAACTATGAAAAAGTAAAGGCGGCCTTAGATGGTCGCCTTTCTTATAATGATTTAACGACTTCTCAGCAATCAATGATAAGACTGCCTATCTATCATATTTCAGTTCGGGTTTTAAGCCTACCTAAAGAATATAGGTTGCAAGAAATTAACAATCAACCTGAATCTTTACAGAATTTAATAAAGCAGGAAATAATTAGAATCAATGATATTAGGAATAAAAAATGAAACTCTACACAATCAAATACATGCTAAACGGTCGCAAGCATGAGGTGGACCAAGCGGGTGAGGATATAAGTGATGCTAGGACAAAGTTTCTTATGCGTTACCCAGAATCAAACTTGATTTCTATTCACACAAAAATTGTTGACGTGTCACAGAAATTGTAATAATCTGTTATTCAAACAAAACAAGGAAATTAAAATGAAAGTACTAGATCAAGCCTCAGGTAAAAACTACACAATATATAATGCTGATTGCGTTGAAGTTGCACAAAATTTGCCGGATAACTCAATAGATTTTTCTATTTACAGCCCGCCTTTTGTGTCTCTTTATGTGTTTAGTAATAGCGAAAGAGACATGGGTAACGTGGCAAGCAACGAAGAATTTTTCGAAGGCTATAAACACCTTATAAAAGAAAAATTAAGAATCACAAAACCGGGCAGGCTATCCGCCGTTCACTGCATGAATCTACCAACAACAAAAGGGCGTGATGGATTCATCGGCATGTACGATTTTAGAGGAGATATAATCCGCGCCCACGTGGAGGCTGGCTGGATTTATCACTCTGAAGTTTGCATATGGAAAGATCCAGTTGTTGCCATGCAAAGAACTAAAGCGTTAGGGTTACTTCATGCAACTGTAAAAAAAGACTCCAGCATGTCACGCCAGGGCATACCTGATCATATTGTTGTATTTAGAAAGCCGGGCGATAACAATGAGCCAATAACAGGCGAATTCCAATATTACGTTGGCGATATGGATGTAAACGAATACACAGCAAGGCAATCTCCTGATTCAGAGTCGGGCAATAAGTTTGTAAAGTTCAATAGAACAGATGGACGGGTTGCTCAGAAGCGCGCAACAGGATCGAGCATTGATATATGGCAGCACTACGCTAGCCCAGTATGGTTTGACATCAATCAGACCAATACGCTGCAATATCGATCAGGTCGAGATACAAACGATGAGCGTCATATTTCACCCCTTCAATTAGATACGATTGAGCGATGCATGCAGCTTTGGAGCAATCCAAATGACGTCGTATTCAGCCCATTCACCGGTATTGGCAGCGAGGGTTATGTTAGCTTGCAAGCAGGCCGCAAGTTTGTCGGCGCTGAATTAAAAGAATCATATTTTAATCTGGCAAAACGCAATCTTGACGACGCTGAAAACCAACCAACACAAATGGAGTTGTTTTAATGAGTTACGAGCAATTTCTAGAGAAAAAACAATTCCGGCAATTTACTGCAGGTTTTGATGTTGGCGAACTGAATAGCAACATGAAGCCGCATCAGGTTGCCATTGTTAGATGGGCACTAAAGCGAGGGCGAGCCGCTATTTTTGCTGACACTGGACTTGGTAAGACGCTGATGCAACTAGAGTGGGCAAATCAGATCAGCCATAAAACAGAAAAGCCGGTGTTACTATTGGCACCGCTTGCCGTTGGTAAGCAAACAGAAGAAGAGTGCGCGAAGTTTGGAGTAACTAGCAAAGCAAAATATATGCGCCAGTTTGATTTGACTCATCGTATAGTTATCACTAACTATGAAATGCTTGATAATTTTGATCCATCCGACTTTGCTGGAATCGTACTAGATGAATCCAGTATATTAAAAGGCCAGTCAGGTGCTTATCGTAAAAAGATAACTGAATTTGCCAGCAATATTGAATACCGCTTGAGTTGCACCGCCACCCCGAGTCCTAACGATTTTATGGAACTAGGAACGCAATGCGAGTTCTTAGGAATCATGAATCAGGTTGAAATGCTGGCCATGTTCTTCACGCATGACGGCAGTGAAACTCAGAAGTGGAGACTAAAAGGCCATGCTCAATCAAAATTCTGGGAATGGCTTGCAACTTGGGCGGTGGTTATCAGCAACCCATCCGATCTTGGTTTCGATGGGACCGAGTACGAATTGCCACCGCTGAATATTCACAAAGTGGTATTGCCAGCGGCGACCGACGGCGCTTTGTTTGCTGAGGTCGCTCAAGGCTTGTCAGCAGCAAGAGACGCCAAACGCCGAAGCATGGAATCCCGCGTGAAAGCCTGCGCCGATCTGGTTAATCAATACGATGAGCCATTTCTGGTATGGGGTGAACTCAACGCAGAAACTGACATGCTTGCTGATTTGATTGCCGACGCGGTACAGGTCAAGGGTGCGGATAAGCTGGAGACCAAAGAAGATCGCCTGATTGGGTTCAGTCACGGTGACTACAAGAAGCTAGTCAGCAAAGCGTCCATTTGCGGGCATGGAATGAACTGGCAGCACGCCTGCAAGATGGCATTTGTCGGTCCTACATACAGTTTTGAGCAGTTCTATCAAGCAGTCAGGCGAGAATGGCGATTCTTACAGTTTAACGCCGTTGATGTGTGGGTATTCATGACCGAAGAAGAAACCGGCATCCATGACGCCATGATGCGAAAAATGGAACAAGATAAACAGATGCGTAGCGAGATGATTAAGGTAATGGCTGATGCGATGAAAAAAGAAATAAACGGCGCAACTGCTATTAAGACAGATTACAAACCAACAAAGACAGCCGTATTACCATCGTTTTTACTATAAACAAGGAAAGCAGGATGATTAAAATCGAACCAAAACACCAAGATCAGATTAACCAAGTATGCAAACTTGCTTCGCCAAGAGCATCAATTCAGGCTTTGGCTAATGTACTCATTGATGCAAGCGGCGAACAGACAAAAATAACAGCAGGTGATGGTAAAATCGAAATGAACTCAGTACTTGATTGTACCGTAAAAACTGGCGGAAAATTCACAGTTGACGCTCAAAAGTTTATGCAAGTATTGGGTGTTTGCGGGTATACCTGCGATATTACGATTAAAGATGGTTATATCCAGGTTAAATCAGGTAGCCGTAAATTTAAGCTGACAACTCTTGATCCGGAGTCATACCCAGCTTATGAACAGCAAGGCGATCAAATACCGATTGGAGCATCTCTCGCAGATATCAAAGCGGCATCAGTGTCTTGCGGCCAAGGAGATGCTAGGGCGTTTCTCAATGGTGTACATATAGGGGAAATCATTGCGGCATCTGATGGTCACCGTATCACTACTGCGTCAACTGAACCGTTAACGCCAGGTATAATCATACCGGCAGAATCAATAAAGAAAGCGCCAAACGGCGATCCTGAAATTACTACTGATGGTCGAACCGTAACTATCAAGTATGAAAACGGCGAATTTAAATCTCGTCTAATTGATGCGAAATATCCAAGCTTTGACAAGGCAATTTTGCCATCAGTAAAGCATATTGAGGTTGACGCTGATGAATTATCAGACGCAATAAAAGCGGCCATGATTACTAATGAACAAGTAAAAATTGAGTTTGATGGTAAAAATGGTCGCGTATCAGGAACAAGCAAAAACAACGATGAAACAGATATCGGATTTAGTGCGTCAGGTGATGAAGTCGCCATGAGGTTTAACGCTAGATACCTGATAGACGCGCTTTCTTTTTATGCAGGAAACACTAGAATCGGATTTAATGATAATCAGTTAATAATTGAGGGCGCATTTACAAATGTTGTAATGTGTGTAAGGGATTGATGGCAGTTAGATTGGTTTCAGTGGCGCTCATTTTGTTCGCCACTGATTCTACCGCATTAACCTGCCAAGACTTTCGCACCTTGGCCTATCAACTACAACTAGACAGACAGAACGGCATTTACCACAAACAAGACCATTCAAAGATGATGCTGTCTGACATGTACAACGAAATATGGCAAAGACCAGCAAGGCAGGATAAGGAAAAGGCGGCAAGGAAGTTTGCAGATGATTGGTTTTATGCTTGTGAGAAAAAACTTTACAAATAATATTGCACATTCACAAAATATGTGAGACTATAATCTCAACAACAAGGAAACAAGGAATACATCATGAACAAACACGACCCCGTTATATCTGACGAAATGAAACAGTTTCAAGCTGAGCGTAAAGCTGAGTCTCGTGAAGCCACAATTGGAATTATGGCGCACCTAATTCTTAAGAACGACTTGGAGCTCAACGGGAAAACCTACGGCATAGACAGCCTAACAGAGCGATTAAACGAAACAGGAAGAGAAGAAGACCTGAAACGGTTTAATCAGGCTTTATCAGAGCTTTGTGTCGGCTCTGCGTGGGAAGGTAAAGCAGAGCTTCAATTAATACTAGAAGTAGAAGCAGATGCACTTGCGGTTAAGATTTATGATGAGGAGGTGGGGTTGTGAAACCATACCTAACCGCAATATTATGTCTAGCCATTGTCGTCATATTCCTAACCAGAGAAGACGAAGCAAAACTAGAACATGACGAATACTGCAATAACACAGCAATATGGAAACAGGATGAGGCTAACGGCGTTCTCGAAACTAAACGTAGCGGATGGCCAGCTTATAAAGAAGGGGTAGAGTGTGATTAGTAGAGAGATTAAATTTAGAGCTTGGCATAACGGTGGAAAATATCCAGAAGAGGCTTGCATGCTTTTTGTTGGTGATGACAAAGGCACAGTTCATCCGCTTGATTGCTGTAAGTATTTTATGGAAGGTCAGCCAGTAAAATTAATGCAATATACCGGCCTAAAAGATAAAAACGACGTTGAGATTTATGAGGGGGATATTTTATCTTATTGGGACGGGACTATGATCGCATGCAAAAAAGACGATGATGATGCAATGCACTATCCAAAAACCTCACCTTACTACTTTAAGAAAAAAAATAACAAGTTATCCGAAGTTGTATTTGATGCTCCGTCATTTAAGATAAAAAACGGAAACCCTCTTTTATCATCTTATTTAGAATGTAAAGAAATCGAGGTTGTCGGCAACATCTACCAAAATCCTGAACTACTGGAAAAAATCAATGACTAAACGAACCAACATCCTGGCACCTTGGGAGCGTAAAAAAACAGAGTTTAACGAGATCCTTCGGCTGCTGGATATTAGAACATCGACGGAGTTAGCAGACAATCTCAAGGTGCATAGAAACACGGCTTTTAAATACATGGGTGGAAGTTACGATCACACTGTCATCTTAGCAATGAGAGGGCAGCTGCTGGAGAAAAGATTGCAAGAAGGTCAACCGGTCGAACTTGCATTAGAGAAGTACAGAAACGGTGAAAAATACAGGAGCAGGAAATGAAATTACCAACATTCTAATCTCAGCAGGCATCAATGAGCAGCCTCAGTAAATTTAATCACTGACTTAAATTGTAGAGGGCTGAGGTTGTTCATTAATGCAAAAAAGTCTATCAGGGAAACCGATGACAGACTGGCAGCGTTCATTCTCTGCCTCGCATTACTGGTTGGCAGACCAGTTTAAAAAACTGCCATGTATTTGAGTGGTATCTAGCCTACCAAGTGCACTAACGAGTAGCTGAGGAGTGTGGCACAGGCTAATGAAGCGAGCTGGAAAATAGATATCACTCAAATGCATAAAGCAGACTTAATGGGGAATGGATATGTGTGAATACAAAGCACCACAACATGTAATGGATGAATGGCGTAGACAGTGTAATTGCTGCCAAGCATGCAGCGATGTTCCATGTGATGGCGTTATGTCTGGCGGTGCTTGCGACAACTTATGTGATTGTGATGATGAGATCGAAGAAGACCACAAGTGCTATTACTGAGGCGAAGATTCATGCGATTGCGACATGCTTTAGATAGCAGGCTTAATAACGGAGAAATGGGATGAGTGTATGGAACCCAGATAAAAAAGATATTGAAATTGTGTGCGACGCTTTAATGAGCGATTTCGCTGCAACAGATACCGGCAATTCATTATCAAGAGGAGGCTGTCTTTACTGCATCCACTGTGGGGAATACGAGGTAAGCAACGGGGGCACTGGTTCAATTAAGCACGAAACGGACTGCCCCATCCTTGTCGCTCAAGACATTATGACGGGGTTTGATTAATGACCACCATAGGCCGCTGCACAAGCAGTGTACTACTTAACAATGGGGAAATAGTGTGAGAACCAAATATAAGATAAAACGATTTTTAAAACGAATAATGTGTGAGCATGAATGGGAGGAATTGCCATATATGTCTCTAAACAGCACTGACTTTAGGCCGTCATACCTTTGCCGTAAATGCGGTACGTATAAGAACCCAGAATGAAATACCATATCAGAGTTGAGGATTATGAGTGATGGTATACATAGATTTACTTTTAGATAACGGTGAGCTGGTCAGGATTGAGTGCCCTACCAAGTTTTTTGACGCCTGCATGGATTCACTAGAACACACCATGAAGCGAAAAGATTGGTGGTCACCTGAACAGTTTGATGGATGCAGAGCTGAATACCTGGGCTTATCAATGTCGCGTGTTGCTATGCATAAAGTGGTCGGCTTTCTTTAACGGGTACTTTCCAAAATGGAAACAACCACTATAGATGGAGATTGATATGACAAAAATAAGAGTTGAAAGCTACGAGATTGATACGAAAGACATTGTAAAAATAACTGACGCAGGTTGGCGGCGAATTGGCTTTCATATTCACTTGGTCGGTGGCCGTGTACTAACCATCGACAGAGAAAAGCCCTATGACATGACTGGAGAAAGGGTTAGTGCGTTACGCGATCCCTACCGAAGACTTAGAAAAGAAGTCGAGAAAAAATGGGCTGAAGACAAAAGCGAGATAGAGACTTTCTGTCTATAGATGAATTGGAGGTGTGAGGTGATTAATAAAAAATTATTTACAACTTACGACGTGACAACCCCGAAAGGGGTAGTTCAAACATTAAAAAATATATGGGTTTGGTGTGATGAAGGTAAAGCTGAAAAAGCAATACTTTATCGTAATTATTCAATCCAAGGGAATACAAACAAAGCCGTTGCAGAACGTATTACGCATTGTTTAAAACCCTTTCCAAATGCAAAAGTGGTTTTAATTGAAACGGCTTTTGTGCCTTTTGAGAGTTAACAGCATGACCAAACCAACAAAAGAACAGATTGAGTCCGTTATAAATAGACTCCCGTCAAATTTAGTGCCTAACAATTATAGCTGGGCATCCGCATTGACAGCTATTACTAGATTAAAAACTGAATATAACAACGCAATTATTAGAGTGGAAAACCTTGAGTCAGTTATAAGAGAAGTGCTAGAGGACAACCTTGATCTTACTGACGGAGACAATTGCACATTAATTAAACTTAAAAAATCAATCAACTTTGATGAAACTAGACCTCTAAGCGAAGAACAAGTTCATTTTCAAAGATGGTGCGACTAGATCTATTCAGTTATAGGAGAAGAATGATGGGTGATAAATACGAAATGTTTGTAGCTGAAATGGAGTCGGCAAGAAACGAAGCTTGTGAAGCTTATTTCAAAGCAAGACCACAATTATTTGTAACGGCTGAAAAAGAAAAAATATTTGAGGCTGGATTTGAAAGGGCTTATAAACAACAAGCCGAAACGATTGAGCTGCTTAAACATGGAATGAAAGGTGACTACGACCTATACCAATGGTTGATTGGGCTATAAGCAAAAAGCACATGATGGAAACGATTGAGCGGTTGAAGGCTGCATTAACTAATGTCAAAAACTGCCCTGAATCTGATTTAGCTGCATACGTTAAATCAGTTGACGGCATCGTATGTGAAACATTAACAAAACTAGAGGCAGGTGAGTTATGAGTGAATTTACAGAAGAAGTGATAATTGACTCTTTGCGTAGACAATTAAAGACAGCAATGGAACTGGCTGAGTCAGCAACAGAAAATGTGCTTGAGCTAGATCAACAAATAAAAGCATACAAAGCCAAACTCGGCCTAATCTCAATCGCTGCTGATGAAGGTAACCTGGCAAAGGTTAAAGAGCTTATACCGCCCTCTTGTGCTGATGTGGTTAGGGAGATGAGGGCTGAGGCTGTTGAGACGGTAGCTAATGACCACCGACTAAGAGTATTGGATGGGCCGGACATTTACTCAGATGGGCTTATTGAATACGCCAACCAACTACGCAACCCAGAACAAGAGAAGGTGTGATTATGAAAAAATTTGACGAAATAGATATGTTAAACCCCGAACCAGTGTTTTTAGATTTAATTATTGAATGGTTTAAAGGTTTTGTAGCTTCAATTAAGTCGCTACATATATGGTGATTCGTCTAACACCGGCTATGATTTTCTTTTTCAAGCGGTTCTCTCCAGGCAATAAAAAACCCGCCGAAGCGGGTTGTCTATTGAATATAATTGAATTACAACATCGGGGCGGGTTCACCATCGAGGCCAACGGACATATAAGCAAACATGACAGTTGATGAGTTGTAACCAGCGATGCCGACATGCTCGCCAGATATGCGATTGCTTTCGTCAGTAAAATTTAGTTGATAGCTAGCAGGCTCGGTAGTTCCGTATTGCCAGACTTTAACGCTTACAGTACCAGAGGCTGTTTGTTTGACTCTAGTGTAGTACCAATTCTCATCCCACTCTAAAATGGTTGGGCCTCCTGATACAGCAGCATTAGACTCCATTGTGCCGTCAATAGCAGATCTTATTCTAATCTCTGTCGAACCAGGTCTAGCACCGCCATGAACCCAATCTGGAGGCGTGCTATCCTCGTACTCTTTTATTCTAGTAGCAGGTCTTGGTATTACAAATCTACTCGACACATCATATGTGTCGTTACCCTTTGTTAGCGTCAACACTTCTACATCGCCTGATGTCGTACCTATTTCATCAATAATAAAAGCCACGTTTGATGGATTTGTCGTTATTTTTACTCGCCATAAATTGCCAGCCCCGCCCTCTGGCCTATCTCCCGACTCAATAAAGCTTGTGTACGCAGCTGAGTTGTTGGCTGCACGCAGGAATGAAGGCAATCCAGTTGCAGCTGATTCATCTGCGATATCATAGGTATACTGAGTTGCTTCGGGATCTACTCCGTCAGCAGCGCCAATGCTTGCTGTCTCCCCAACAAGGAGACCAAAAAAGTCATCAAAAACATAACGGCTTGGTGTTCCTGCATCTATCGCTGGACTGCCGCTTTTCGGACGATAATAATTGCCTTCATCTAACGGGGAATAGTTTATCGGTAGCGGTGTAGGTCTGTCTGGCATGTGTAATAAGTTGTTGAACTCATTAACATTAGCAAACGGTGTGTTGTTAGCATCATCCGGCTCTTCTAATATAACGGTATCTACAGCCCCGTTTGCTGCTGATGTTAGATTTGCAATAGTGTTGTTGATAAGATGAATATCGTTAGCATCTACATCTGTAAGCGTTGCATCAGTATATCTAGCTGCTCTCACGAATGATGAGAACGCGCCATAGGTATTCTGCACATCTGATTTAATGCCAAAATTATTTCGTATCAGAATATTAGTACTAGCAAGACCGATGAATGTTTTTGTGTTATCTGTTCCTACAAATTCGTTCTGTTCTATTACTAATGGGTTTGTCGGATACTGTCTGATGCTAGTATTAGCGGGTTGCACAACTAACGTCTCCCACCCCCCCGTCATTTTATTCATCGTTATTAAGCCGCCGCCAAGAGACGTGCCGTCAGAGTTCCATCTGGTGCAAGACTGATGAACAGCACCATCAGAAGACCAGCCTGCATAATTCTCTAACTCATTTTTACAGATAGTGACATTGTCAGGCACAGCCAATCGTATAGGCCCATGTCTAGCCCACTGTCTCAGCATGTAAAATAATTGATGGTCAATATCAATAGCTGATGTCAGGGTTAGTGAGTGAGTGCCGTTACTGCTGCTCGGTGATGCGTCAACACCCTCCGTAAACGTGAAGTCGGTCGTTATCGTGAGCGGTGTGAGTGTGTCATTAATGGTGTCGTAATCAAAAACAGCTAAATTAGCCACATCACCAAAAATAGCCAATCTATCTAGCGTATACGTCAGTGTGACACCATCCCCATCAATTAGGTCAGTATATTGCAGCTTATTGCCGGGGCCTGATACAGCGAGAGGATTTTGCTTAATGCTGTTCCCGATGATCACTGAATTGTGCATAGCGCCGATTATCGGCAAATCATGCCAATCGGAAATATGGTTATCACAAATCAAAACTTGGTCAATAAGCTTATTGTTTCCAACGTCATCTTTCGGATATATCGCTATAGACGTACCCGATATTTTATTCTTCCAAACAGTTAGGCTATTAGCGCCGATCATTTCAACAGGAATCAATCGTCTTGATTCTCCGATACCTGTTATAGGGTCGTAATTTCCTTGGAAATCTAATCCGAAAATAATTGACCCATCTGTCTCATAGGCCCTGTAATCCGACAAGAAAACATGGAATACACCTGACTCGTTGGGTTTTATATTTGCTGTCACTATCGGATCTGCACCAGTTCCGAACGATGTGTATTGACACCCTTTTTTCATACGAAAGCTGGTATCAAAATTAACCTCGTGTGACTGGCCTTTAGCCAGCATCAATCTGGCATCATCACCTAACGACAGCATTGCAGACCTAGCAGCTGACCACGTTATAAATTTCTGCGACCCGGCAGGCGCATCAGAGAAAACGTTTGATGGGTCTAAACATACTGTTTTTGTACCTGCGTAGAATGTGTCTGCGTCTAATACGGTGAAAGTATGGACGGCGAACCCTAACGCGCCACTAGCAAAGTGTTTACACATAGAAACGGCCGTAAACTCGTCGTCTACTGCATAAACATGCCCAGTGACCCACCCCGGTGATTGATTCGCATCATTACGGTTTAACTCAGAAGATATATTGTTAAACGTTGCGCCGGTATCACCGAAGTCTGTCCAGAATGAACACTCAAACTGCGGATTAGATATTCCGTAGAAAGTTGAGTCATCGAGAAGATTGATAACTACCCCCATAGGAGAAGGTCTATTATCAATGGATATTTTCATCTGCAAGTCAATGCGCGCTTTCTCATTAACAGCAATCGACTGCTCGCGGGCTACAATGAATGATGATGTTGCTATTAACTCTCCAACCCATGACGACCCAAGCTTTCTGCCCCCACCCAAAATCCAACGCTGACCGCCTAGAATATCCATAGCTTACCTTATGCAGTTACGGCTGGTGAAAAGGTGATGTAAGCAGTTCCGCTCCCTGCTTTTACATAAGCCTTTACAGTTTCATCTTGTTTGTAAATTCCTGTTCCTGCTGCAAATGGGTGACCTTTAAAATCAGAAGCAGGAGTTGTTGCAGATTCTGCATATCTGGCAGAGAATCCGGCATTACTCATTAATCCGCCAACCCCGTCGGCAGCAGTTATTTCTACCCAGCCATCAGCTGTATTTACTGGTAATTCTGCTGAAGTTGCCATTATTCACCTGCCTTTTTGCATAAAACATTATTAATCATGGACTCCATACT